AGGCGGAAGCCGGAGAACCGGAAGCCGCGGACGGCGACAAGCCGGCGAAGAAGCCGCGGGGCAAGAAATAGCGATCGCGCATCGCCGGGAGAGGCGAGGACGGCCGCTCTCGCCAGTCCCGGCGATGCCACCTAGTGAAACCCCATGACCGGTAACGATCTGTTCGACGAAGCCCTGCTGATTGCGGGCGTCTACACGTACCCGAAGCAGACGCCGAGCGCGGAAGCTCTCGCCACCTGCCAGTTGGGCCTCAATAACTTGCTGGCGGAGTGGAACGCGCAGGGGCTGGCCATCTACTCGGTGGCGCCGAAGACGTTCAGCTTAACCAGCGGGACGGCGGACTACACCATCGGGACGGGAGCCACCTTCAACACGACGCGGCCGGTGAAGGTGGAAGCCTGGAACCATAAAACCTCGAGCGGCCAGGCCACGGGCGGCAAGCCGGTCGACGCGGCCACGTTCGCGGCGGTGGCGCGCGACCGCAGTGCGCAAGGCGCACGCATTCAGGCGCTCAACTACGACGCGGCCTACCCCAACGGCAGCATCCACGTCTACCCGAAGCCGCTGGGCGGCACCCTGGAGTTGTGGGTGTGGGATGCGCTGACCCAGATTAGCGACTTTACCGCGGCCCTGGACTACCCGCCGGGCTATCTGCAGGCGATCAGCTACAACCTGGCGCTGGCGCTTGCGCCGAAGTTCGGCCTGGCGATCCACCCGGGCACTAAACTGATGGCCGACCAGACGCGGGCCGACCTGGCGAGCGCCAATGTGGAACAGCACGGGGCGCCGCCTCCGGCGGCCGCGCCTCCGGCGGCCGCGCCTCCGGCGGGGGCTAATCAATGACCGGAAACGACGTAATCAACGAGGCATTACTTCTGCTGGGAGTGGTCTACGCGGGCCAGGCGACGCCAACCGGGGCGGTCACCACCTGCCAGAACTCGCTCAACAATATGCTCAGCGAGTGGAACGCCCAAGGGCTGGCCATTTTCTCGATTGTGAAAGCCACTTTCAGCCTGACCAACGGGACGGCGGATTACACGATTGGGAGCGGGGCCACAATCAACCAGGCGCGGCCGGAGAAGATCGAAGGCTGGGCGGTCTTCGACGCAAGCGGCGCCTCGAACGGCGGCAAGCCGGTGGACGCGGCGACCTTTGCGGCGCTGGCGGTGGATCGCTCGCTCAGCGGAGCGCGCGTGGAGCTGCTGAACTACGATGCCGCATTTCCGGTGGGCACGATCCACCTGTACCCAACACCCAACGGAGGCACGTTGGAGTTGTGGGTATGGGAGCAAATGACGGCCATCAGCGACTTCACGCAAACGATTTCCTTTCCTCCGGGCTACCTGAAGGCCATCGTTTATAACCTGGCCATCGACCTGGCGCCGAAGTTTGGCCGAGCGTTGGACGGCACGGTAAAGATGGTGGCCGACCAGACGAAGGCGACGCTGGGAGCAACCAACATCAGCGAAACCACGCGCGTCCCGGCGGCAAAGCAATAGGATCTTCCCCATGGCCATTCTCATCAACGACCTATTACGCAGCAGTTTCCGGTGCATCGGCGCGCTCCGACCGGGCTTCGGGCACTCCCCGAGCGAGCTGACGGACGCGCTATTTGTGCTCAACGCGATGCTCGACAGTTGGAGCACGGACGACATGAACGCCTACTGCGAGTTGATTCAGTCGTTCGCCGTTGTGCCGGGCAAGGCCAGCTACACGCTCGGTTCCGGCGGAGACTGGAGCGGGGATCGTCCGGTACGGATCGATAAAGGCACACTGGTGATTCTGACCAACCCGTTGCAGCCGTTACGGCGCGGCTTGGACATCTTCAACGATATGCAGTGGCAGTCGATCAATCTGCAATCGCTGCCGAGCACGCTGGCGCAACGGCTGTACTATGCGCCCACATTTCCCTTGGGCCTGGTCCATCTGTGGCCGGTGCCGACCGAGGCCGACAACGTGGAGATTTCCTCCTCGCAGGCTCTGACTGGGGGGTTTGCATCGGGGACGGCCGCCTTCGTGGCGCCGCCGGGCTATTTGGATGCGGTGCGGTACAACCTGGCGGTGCGGCTGGCGATGGAGTGGGACAAGCCGCTCAAACAGGGAGTGGCTGACCTGGCGAGCGAGGCGTTGGCCAAAGTGCAGCGGTTGAATGCGGAAACGCCGCAGATGGACGTAGACCCGGCGATTATGCCGATTGGCAGAAGTCGGGGCGGATTCAACTGGCTAACCGGGGATTAGATGGCTCCCTTCAAAGGCTGGCTCAACCCGAGTTATACGCTGGCGAGTTCGAAGGCTTCCTGTCAGCGCCTGGTGAATCTGTTTGCCGAGGTCATTGAGAGCGGCGACGAGAAGGCGGTCGGATATCTGCGCGGGTGTCCGGGGCTCACGAAGATCGCAACGATTCCCTCGACGGGCAGCACGGGCACCTTCAAATTTCGCGGACTACTGGCCGGCGGCTCGCCATTAAATCCGCTTTCGGGAGCGAGTGGGAGAATATTCGCCGTAGTTGGCTCGCTCCTGTTCGAACTCGACCACACGGGCACCCCCATCAACGGAATCGGCGGCAACGCTTACCGCGGCGACGTGGGCAACGATGGCCTGCCAGTGCAGATGTTTCCCAACGGAAACCAGTTGGGCATCGTCTCGAACGGACAGTTCTGGATCGACAACGGCGCAGGTCCGGTGGCTCCGACCTTCCCGGGGAGCACGTACACGGATATTAGCGTCGGGTGGGGCGGCACGTTCACGACGACGCCCTGGGGGTTCCGCAGCGGCGGGATGGCGTTCGGCACGGGGCGGCCAGGCCGCGGCGGCGGCGGCGCTACCCGGGTCAGCGGCCCGAAGTTCAACGCCGGCATGGTGGGGCTGACGTTCGCCATCTCGGGCGATGCGACGGTCTACACGATCACGAGCGTGGTGGATGAGGATCATTTGACGATCTCGCCCTTTATGGGCACCACCTACGTGAACGCGCACGGCTTCACGGTCTCGGCCTCGAACACGCTGGCAGCAAGCGCGGCCAACCCGTTTACGCAAGCCGACCTGAACGCAAGCCTGAAGTTCACGGCGACATCGCCGTTCTCGGCGGGGCCATTCACGGTCACGGCAGTGGACGTCTACGGCAATGCAACGCTGAGCGGTTCGCCGGCCGCGGCGGGCAGCACAAATGGCCAGGCGCAGGAGAACTTTGGGCCGATTCTGGCCACCAGCGGGGCGTTTCTCAACTCATATTTCATCGTGGCTCCGCCCGCCTCCAAGACCCTGTACGTCTCGGCGCCGCTGGATGGAACCAGTTGGGATCCGGGCTTTCTGGCCAGTAAGGAAAGCTACCCGGATCACATTGGGTCGCTCCTGGCCGATCACCAGCAATTGCTGGTTGCGGGGGAAACGCACGCGGAGGTATGGCAGGCGCCGGGCGTGGATCCAAATTTCCCGTTCGCTCCGAATGAAAGCCTGTGCCTGAATCTTGGGATCGCCGCGCCGGCATCGCTCTGCTCCCTAATCGACGGCCCGGTGTGGATCGGCGGCTCGCTGCGCGGCGGACCGATCGCCTACTCGGCCAAGGGATTCTTTCCGGTGCGGATCTCGACGCACGCAATTGAGCAGGCCTGGAAGGCGTATGGGACGTTCGCCGACGCGGTGGGGTTCACCTACGAGTGGGACGGCCATGAGTTCTGGCACGTGAGCTTTCCGACAGGCGATGCCGCCTGGGTCTACGACGCCACGGCCTCAGCGCAGATGGGGAAACCGATGTGGCACGAGCGGACGAGCTGGGACGGATCGGCCATGCACCGACACCGGGCCATCTGCCACGCCTACGTCTTCGGGGCGCACTGGGTGGGGGATTTCGCCAACGGCAACCTCTACCAGATGTCGGATTCGGCGTATCAGGACAACGGGCAGCCGATCACGTGTATTCGCACGCTTCCGCACCTGTGCGCGGAGCGGCGGCGAGAATTTTTTACCAAACTGCAGATCGACCTCGATACCGGCGGGGCGAATGCGCTCACTCTCGTGGTGGAGTGGAGCGACGATGGCGGCGTTACGTTCGTGGGCGGAGGGGCGAACTTCACGTTCGTGACCTCAACCACCGCGGAACTGGAGCGGGCGGCATTTTTCCAACTCGGAGCGAGCGAGGACCGGGTATTCCGCATCACGATCACCGGCAACGCACGCAAGACTTTGACCAACGCCTACCTGGAGACGGTCCCCGGGCTTTCCTGATGGCCACCAATCCGCAACTGCCATTCCGGATGCCGATGTTCGACGGGGCGGGCGCACCCGATGGGCCCGAGCTGGTAAAGAAGTTGGGGAACCTGACGCGGGCATGGGTCGGCTACCTGGGAGGCAATCCCAACCTGGCCGACCAGGTGAGCCTGGTGGCCAATCAGGACACCACGGCCTCCAACACGCAAGAGGCGTTGAGCGTCACGGCCTCGACGCAGGATTGCGTGGTGACCTTGCCGCCGGCCGCCACCATGCAGGGGCTAACCAAGACGTTGCACCTGGCACCGGGCAGCAGCTACACGGCCAGCTTCGAACCCTGCGGCAGCGACACAATCGGCGGCGGCACGGCCAACCTCATCCTTTCGACGCCCGGCAGTACGGTCATGGTGAAGGCGCTCGGGTCGGATTGGGTGGTGGTGGGATCCTGGACGAGCGGAGCCGCGGCGGACGCGCGGCCTCCCTATCCGATCAGTCTGGGAGCGGGCGGGCCGGCCACGGGCTACGAAACTCCGATCACGGGAGACGCGATCTTCACGCTGCCGAGCTTCGGAGTGTTTCAGGACTACCGCCTGGGAGCGGGCGGCGGCCCACTGGCGAGCGTAGAAGTTTTCGCCAACCTACCGCTGGCGGCATTCTCCGACACGCTGGACGCGCCCGAGATCACTTCGGCCTCTCCGGTCACCGGCCTCGGCGGCTCGATCGCGGGCGGGCAAGCGGTCATCCTGCAGGTATTCGCGCTGGATGCGGCCAGCGGCGGCCGATTCAGCCAGCCCTCGCCCAGTTTCAGCGTCACGCTGCCGGGCGGGAGCGGATACAGCATCAATTTCACGGTGAGCTGGCCCACGGGCGCCTTCGGCGGCAAGCTGTATGTGGCGGTGGGCGATACCGGCCGCGGGCTGCGCCTGGAGGCAGATACAACCCTGCCGAGCGGCGGGAGCACGTTCGGGACGGCCAGTTACACGCTGAGTTCGATTGCCGGGACGGGCGCGGGCGTGCCGGATCCGCCCTTCGACCATCCGGTGTATCAGGTGCGCGAGGAAGTACACGGCGGGATCTGGGGCGCGCTGCTGGCGGACGTGGGCACAGGCTGGCTACAATTCACGGGATTGGGCGATACCACCCACCAGGCCACCCACTGGGTGGGGCGGGTATTGAGCCTGGTGGCATCGCCGGAACTGGCGCTACAGGACGCGACCCATCGGATTCCGATTGCCGATTTTCAGGTGACCGGTTACGGCGGCAGCGATAAGGTGACCGTGACGCCGGATCCGGTGGCGGCGGGGATCCTCAAGGGCAGCGTATTCGTGATGCGGTTGCAGCCGACCGACCCAGGGAGCGGCTTTTCCAATACCGTGATCTACGATCCGGAGTTGCAGAATCCGCTTTCCAACTCCGACGCCGGCCTGGCGGTGAATGCGGAAATTGGAAACCTGGCGCTGATTATCGCGGGCACGGGGAGCGGGCAGCCCGCGCAGACGATCATTTCCAACACCCTCAATACATTTACCGTCTCCCCGGGATGGGATACGGCGCCGGACTCGACCAGTATTATTGTGATTCTGGGCGCGGCGGCCGACACCGTGCCGGGCGCGCAGGCACTACTGTGGGACTACTCCGCAGCCTCGCCGCAGGTCTCGGTATCGGTGGCGAACGAAAAGGGGCTCACGGCCTTCGTGGAGCTTCTGGCAGCCGACCTGGCGGGGACAACGGCAGCCGAGGAGCTGGCTCCGTTCCGTGAAGTTTACATCTGGGGGGCGGGCGTGACGCGGATGGTGGCCACATGATCTATCAACGGATCACGGACGGCGGGATTCTGGTAGATACCTCCGGGGCCAACGGCCTGCTGGATACGCTGCCGACGACCACTACGTTGACGGCGGACGTCACCAGTACCAGCCAAACCACGTGGGCGGTGGCGAACCGTTCGCGGTGCATCGATGGCGCATACATCCGGATATTCACGAGCCTGAGCGCATGGGAAGACGTGCGGGTAATGAGCGGCGGGGGCGTGGCCGGAGCGGGGGATATCGTTGTAGAGCGAGCGCAAAACGGAACCACGGCGGCGACTTACCTCTCAGGCGCTACGCTGCACCTGCCGGGCTGGGTGACGCTGCAACTACTCACCATTGCCAGCGCGCCGAATGCGCTCTTGCAGCTTACCAAAACATCCACCGACATCAACTTTGTGGACGTG